CCATTTGAAGACAGACAGTATTTGAGTTGGATTGACTCTTTAGTTTAAAGTTATAGTAGGAATAGACCCGCATTATGCCCAATTCCCCAAATCCTGATAAGTTTGGAACAGCAAATAACTGCAATCCAGCGTCGATTGACTATTTTGTTGAGGTATTTGGCTATCAAGAAGCCGTCGAGCTTTCAAACATAGACAATCCGACTTCCAACTCAATTAATATTGATAAGATTCAAATTGCGCTTAATGACGCTGCGCAGTTAATCAACAACTATATCGACACAGCACCGCCCCAAGGCAAAATCCTTATTGCTGGGTCATATCGTCGCACTCAGGCCATACTTGCGAGATGGTACCTTGATATTCTCCGCCCCCGCCAACAAGTTGTTGATGCCGCAGAAAAAGCTCTTCAGCAACTCGAACTCTGGGCGGCCAAAGCCTCTCCATCTTCGGGGCTTAAATGGCAAGAGGCTTATCGCTATTGGAGAAGTGGGTGCACAATGGCCCAAAGCTCTTATGTCCGCGGTCGGAGCTTCACAGAGAACTCCCTGGGTCGCTGGGTGCTCCGCGAGGGGGCTAATGATCGCGAATGGATGTTCCCTCGGAAAGAGGCCGAGGTGTCCACTCGTGGAGGCGGGAAGAAGCTCTCGCCGGCTTCTCAAGGAGTTGATGAGACGATGGCCGAGTCCACTCTCCAGGTCAACGAGCTCTTTGATGCTCTTGAGACAACGCGGGGCCTATCGAGCTTTACAAACACGCAAGATGCAGATAATCCCGAGGATGGTGATGGCCTCTTGGCAACAAATGAAACAGAGAGTGAGGACGGTAACTTTGATAACTATAGCGGACTCCAAGAAGGAGGTACTTACTAATGTCTGAAAATCAGAACTACGGCTACGATCCATTCAATCCTGCCTCAGACGGCGGGCAAGGATTCTTAGTGATTAGAGATAGCGCTGGAGATTGCTATTATAGCAATACAGGCTATGGAGCAATTGGTGGGAGGACGGGTATCTTTCCAGATGGCACGGAGTATAAGCAAAATGCAGCGGATCTTCGCCAATACATCCTTGATCTCGAAGGTACTCGTAAACTTCAAGATCTTAACGATGTAAACTTTACTCGTAATGTAAAACCAGGTGATGCTTTACTCTACAACTACACAACGGGTTACTGGGAACTCACCGATTTTATTAGTGGCGGGGTTTGGTAAATGCTACTCGAGATAGAAAACCAACTCTATCAAAGAGTGCATAATACCATCGGTCAATCAGCCGTAGTACTTCGTCTTGCAGAAGAACTTCAAGAGTCTGGTAAAGTAGCTGAGCAAACAATGGTTATTGTTAGCTTTACTTCCGGCTCTACAAATAATCCGAACGGCGGAGGGGCATATATCCCTACAGTTCGTAGTCGTAAACTTAACTATTCAATAACTATAGTTCAAAAACAAGTACAAAGAGAGGGACATAGTTTTGCCCTCCCTCTTCTCGATCTTTTAGCTGATTCAGTAACTGGCTGGGTGCCAGAAGTACCCGGTCTCGAATTCCATACGGGTTTTGAGCTGGAGAATGAACGTTTTGTCCAAGTAACTGAAGCCTCTCAATTTATTTACGAGCAGACATATTCTGTTAGTGTGCTTCTTGCCGACGGAAGATTTTATTCCCAGCCCTGTGCTGCGTTTGATCCTATTAAACTTTCAGACTTCATCCCGGTGAGAAAAGCTCTTCTTACTCCGCAAGGCAAATACACCGGATTAGCGGTATGGAGGAGAGGAAGTAGCGAGTTTATTGTAGAGGATCCTAAAGCAAAACCAAATATCGGCGATTTACTTGAACTTGTATGTAATGACGCTCTTGACGGTACCGCTACTTATACATTTACGCCAAGAGAGGCTTTAACTTTTGACGGAAATGGTAATAGAATTGTAGATCAATCCAGAGTTACTTCTGGAACTCTTCAAAAATGTTTTAAATGCTTTAAAGATAATATTGGCGAGTATCCAGAATGGTTTAAGTTAAATATAGACTTGAGACTTACCAACAATACTTCAGATTATGTTGGAAGTACAGATCCAGCAATATCTTCCTCTCAAGATGTTCAGTTAATTATTGATAGCGAATATTTCAAACAATGAAAATACTCTTTATTCAGGCACTAGAGCTTCAGAATAATCTTCTTGGCGCATCACGTTTGGCGCACTGGAATTCTGAAGGTTTGGATTTTTATCAGTTCCACCTGCTCTTTGAAAGAATTTATGATACCGTAGAAGAGAAGGTAGATTTGCTTGCAGAACAGGCACGAGGGATGAGAATTGAGATCCCCGCCTCAATATTTGGTTCTGTCCCTGAGCTGGAATGGGAAACATGCAAAGATCTTGCAAAGTTTATCTCTGATTTAAATCAAGAGTTTAAAGGTGGTTTGCTCCGTCTCCGTAAAGAAGCAGATGAGGCCGGGGAGTATGGCGTTGTTAATGTAATCGAAGATATATTGTCCGACTGTAACACCATTCACTACTTGCTAAGTTCTGTTCTTGACATACTATAAAGCCCCAAGCTTTACGCAAGGGGCTTATCTCACTACCAATAAATACAAACGTTGTGTACTCCGCGAGATCTAGGACCTAGGTCGCTAAAGGATTTTGCTGAGAGATCTATAATCCTTCCGTGGGCGTAAGGGCCTCTATCCGTAATTACTGCTTGAGTACTCCTGCCGTTTGCTTTTACCGTAACCACAGTTCCGAAAGGAAGAGATTTGTGCGCTGCTTGATTCGACCAAGTATCAAACCTCCTACCTGATGCTGTAATTCCTCCGTGGTAGCCGTCTCCCAAACCATAGTAGCTTGCTTCTCCGCATTGTTGACCTGCTTGAGCAGGAATGGAAAGAGTGGCAAGAGTTGCCGTGGCTAGGGTAACAAAAACTTTCTTCATAATTCTCATTGTGTAACAATCATAACAAACTTAATTTATCTATGTAAATTAAAATAGTTTATAGATGAATTAGATATGCTATGTCAAACAGTCCTTATATTGTTAAGAAAATATAAAAATTGTTTGAAATGAACTTTAAACTAAATTTCTCTAAAAAGTGGGCGACCGTCTTTGATATTGGAGAGTAGGGTATTTAATGAGATGGGTCTATGACCACCGTTATCAATTATACCATAGGACTTAGGGTACTTTGTCGTAAAATCCCCATTTCGTTTCAAAAGGGCATGTGAGGAGTCCTTAATCCCCACCCACCGAGCGGGTTTCTTTTTTGCCATAAGGTACGGCTCTTCTCTAATAAATAACTCAAGGCCATATTGTTCTTTAAATTGTTGATTAACTTCTTCAAATTTTTTCATGAGAATAGCTTGTTGGCGATAGGGATAAGATCTTGGATCGTTCTAGATTCACCATCTTCCTCATCTTCTTGCTGAGAGACGGTTTTTGTGGAGGCTGTGGCAGCTTTTCGGAAGATTTTATCAATCTCAATCGAACTTAACCACGCATTAGCAACAGGGAGTTCATTGATATCGTAGTTATGGCGGAGCCAAGCCCAGCACCATACGTGAGCAACTTGGAATAGAGCAGAGACTTTTTCTGCCTCGGACTCTGGGCAGAGATAGAGAATGCTGTCATGAACACTCATGCAGAACTCAGCATGAAGTCCATACCGATCATTCAGCCATCTCATGGCGGTTACAAATGCATGAAGCATTGCACTTCCGGTGGATTGAATACACCAGTTGTTTCGCATAGTCCAAAAATCAGTCCCTACGGTACTGGGGCGAAAAGACGTGGACATTTTGGTCCCACTTAGCGGATTGATTGGACAAGGCATATTGGCAATCTTTGCCATTTCATTGTATGCGTAGGAGTCCGATCCGCCAATTAGCGTGGGGGAATTCCGAGAAGCCTTCTCTCCCTTCTTAATCTTAATCAGTTTTTTACCCATCTCAATGGCCTGTTTCATAGGAATGTTTTTATTTCCCTTACGGATAGTATTGGCCAGGGTTTTTGCACCACACCCATACAACATGCCATAATTACAGCCCTTGGCCACAGCTCTCGATATCCCAATTGCTTTTGCGGTCATCGAGTGCATATCGCTCTTATCGTCCTTAGACCCCGCAAGGATTGAGTGGGAGAATTGCGTGCTTCCTGCAATCTTGTGATATGAATCGGCAAAGATAGACGCAACAACCGCCTCTTGAGCATCAAAGTCGGACTGGACAAATACATAGCCTGGAGGGGCTTGGACACGAGTTTTGATTTCGCTGCCAATCTTATCATACTTAGGATCAGGAACAGTCAGCCAAAGGTTTTCTCCTGCTCGATTGGTTGAGGTGTTGTGAGGGACAGCAGCAGGAACAATCATCTTAAACTTTTGCCCTTCTGGAGTCTTAATCTCTTCAACAAGTTGTTCACGAACGCGGCTTCGTACAGATGTCCAGTAAGCCACATTAATTGCAAGATTGATGAGTTCTTTTGCCTCCTCTAGATCGGAGCTAAGTTGCCCAGATTCAAAGTCCCCAGAGTAGTCTTTTGTTAGTACTCCTCCAACATTAACTCCTTCACCATCAGGGTGAGGTATCCGAACAAAGTCCCCCAAGTTGCTATCTTTATAACACCATCCTTTGTCTTGAAAGAAAACAATTGGCTCTCCATCCCATTTAAGTCGGAGGAGGAGATGAGAGAGACGGTTTTTGGTACTAATGCCTCCAATTACTAGCTTATTGGTCCCGTCTTCGGTCTTCTCAATTGTGCTAACTGCTCGGAGCCACTTAGGAATTCCGTACCATTTCGAAGCAGGTTTACCAGCCTTTGTAAGCTTGAAGCTACATTCCCAGTCAAGTTGAGAAAGCCAAGGGTCGTTGTCGGGCTCTACTTCTCCTTCATTCCAAGCATCATAAAGCTCTTGGGCCATCTTGCCGAGAATTTCTTCTTGCCGAGCAATAGATTTCTCCCATTGCTTTTCACAATTTGCAAACCAATCTGCCCAGTTATCTACCACAGGAAGGTGGGAAGAAGAGATTTCAAAGTGGCCGATAAGAGTTGTAAGAGAAGGGTTATTTTGGAGGTACTTAAGTGCAAGGATGGAGTACAGCTCAAAAGTAATTTTTACGTCATTGAGCGCGTAAGCAACAAGATTGTCCCGATCGGGAAGAAAGTCATGCATTGAGACGGAATCTACAAACACATTACGGATCTTTTTGTCTTCAGCCTCAAGAGGAACGGCAGGTTGGCAATGGAAATTATAGCAGTCAATGAGATTATTCATTGCACCTTGATTTGCCCAAATCGGATCGGCCTTATAAGTGGCTTTTTTGGTTGCTTTTTGCAAATACCACCAACGCTGACCAGAGGCGAGCCCGCTAACGTTGATATGAGCAGACATGGTATCAAACCAAAGATTACTCCGGCCAAGCGTATATGCTTCTTTGGTCCTAGCTCGGTCAAATGCAACGTTATGAGCAATAAAAATCTTATCCCTGCCACCAACACTTACGAGCTGTGGCTTGTATTCAATGTCTGGATTAACAAACGCCTCATGCATCCAAACATAATATGCTTTTGAGCTTATTGCAGTTGCAAGGATTGGATGTCCAAAGATAACTTTGAGTTATTAAAGAAACACGTCAAAGAAACTCAAGATTATATTAAAGAAAGTGGTAGTGATTGTCAAGTTAGTAGTTATCATTTAATTATTGATA